CCCTTGACATTCCCCAACTTCACAAATTTGGTATCGGATTCGATAACATGTTTGATGAGCTCATGCGTGTGAGTGCTCAACAATCCAGCACCAACTATCCGCCATATAATGTAGTCCAAATCACTGAGGACGAGTATATGATCAGCTTGGCTGTGGCCGGATTTGGCTTTGATAATCTTTCAGTGACTAAAGAGAAAAACTTTTTGATTATTGAAGGCAAAGAATATCAAGCCGACAGTGAACAAATTGTGCCCAACTATCTACACAAAGGCATCAGCAACAGAGACTTCCGCAGAGAATTCAAACTGGCTGACCATGTGGAGATAGAGAACGCACATCTTGAATTGGGTATTCTTAACATTCATCTAAAACGTGAAATACCTGAAGAACAAAAGCCCAAATCAATTGCTATTACCTACAAATCGTAATACAATAAACTAGTGTAAATACAGTAGCGGGACTGTCCCGCTACTGTCAACAAGGAAAATTATGCCTCAATCAGATACCCGCACCAAAATCAAGCCCTTAGAACAAATAAAAGAGCCGCCGCTGTTTAGAGTAGTATATCTCAACGACAACCAAACTTCCATGGAATTTGTTGTGGAAACCCTGATTGACTATTTCAATTACACTGCGGAAACGGCAGAGCAGATCACTGTGGACATTCATGAAGCTGGCGCTGCCACTGTGGCTGTGTTGCCATATGAACTGGCCGAACAAAAAGGTGTAGAAGTCACACTGTTGGCACGGGCACAGAGTTATCCTTTGCAAATCAAACTGGAACCAGAAGGCTCGACCTAGAAGTCGATCACAATTCGTTTGGGATGATAAACATATTGACTGTGGGTGGTGTTGCCGCGACCACGACAGTTGTTGACAAATCTTACACCGCTGCGAGTTTGATCCACTGATCCATGATAGTGTCCAAAACACCAGGTGTGTATTTTGTGTTCGGTATCTGCTGCCAGAGCCTGCATCATGAGTCTATTGCCCATGACATTCATTCTCATTGATCCGTCAAGACCAATATCGTGTGCAATCAGTGCAGGGTCAGGCACAGTGTGAGTGACCATTACTATTTTTTTGACATCTCTATGAGTTTGCAAACGTTTGACACTGGCGGCCATGTAAGCAGCATCAGTGCGGCTCAGTTGAGTAATGGTCTTGGTAGTTGTGCTGCTTAGGTTGTATGTCGCTTGACACCATATCGCACTCTGCTCCGAGTCAATGCTGAGATCAAAATCAAAACCCCACCAACCATTTGTGCCCAGAATCCCCACACCGTCCACTATGACCACGTTGTCTTGCAGATACACCACGTTGGGGATTCGATCAACCTGTGCTATAAATTCTCGGTAGCTGGCACCCAGATTGTCAAGACCCAACAAATGTTCGTCATTACCGTCAGTGTAAAACACAGCTTGATAGCACTGCCCCAGATGAGTCAGTGCCTTCAGCACCTGAGTACGATCGCTACCAATATCGCCGGCTACAACACACACAGGGCTGGTGGCACAACCGGTCCAGACAAACTCTCCCCAGGTTTCTATATGTAGGTCAGAAATCAAATCAAATGCAAATGTCATCATACATATTTAAAAGGATTTAACATGCACATTATATTTGGCAGCACAGCTCAAGAAATACCCAACAGCTTCACAGTACTGGAGCTAGACACATTTCGTATGGTCAAAGAAAATCGCACTGACACTGCATATTGCGTGGTGGAAAAAGTACCACTAACTGAACTTGCTATGTTGGATGCGTACAAAAAGATACACGCTGATCTTGTGCAGTATTATCGTCAACGACAATGGAACTATTGTGAAAACGCTATTGAGGGTCTTATGGGCCGATGGAATGGCGAACTGGACACGTTCTACAGTGACCTCCTGACTCGGGTGATCAAGTTCAAGGAAAACGAACCGCCTGCAGACTGGGACGGAACTTTACTTAGAATTTAAGTAAGAGATTAACTGATCAAGATGGGCCTGATCAGTATTGTAGTCAACTGCCCCGGTGATAACTTTTAGTTTCCGGAGGCAATTCCAGTATTTTCCGGTGCAATTTTGATTCATTGTGACCATGGCTTGATTCATGTTGTCAACATATTCTTGTACTATGCTGGCTTGCCATTCAGCTGAGAAAAATCTCTGTTTGTTTCTTTCAGCAATCTGATGCAGTTGATTCCATAGCACAACTTTATCTTTGGGATTCAAAGAACTTATCCTAGTCATCTCCCGGATCACAGCGTTCAATCTGGCCACAGGATCTGACTCAAGATCATACGACTCATCAATAAGGTCGCCGAATGTTTCAAATCCATAACTGCGTAGATATTTCAGGCTGCCAGCAGTGGCAACCAACATAAAGGGTTTGCCACACGCAATGGGCCGCAGGGCTTTTTCTGTGAGATGCAATCGTGAATCGTCGAATACGGTCTCTAGCACAATTTCTATGCCTGTTTGTGCATAATCCTGATTGTTGTAATCGGCGCTGGCATGGGAATCATGTGTGTTTGCGGGCAATGCTGTTTCTAGATCAGTTCTGCCAATTGCTAAATCAGGATTAACAAATTTGTGTTGGCTGTAGTGCATGTCTGAATCTACAGGTGCAAAACTGGTACGGCAATTTTTTGTTAGCCCTGCTTGTACTAGTCTATCAACAAATGCCAATCTATATTCTCTAGTACCTGACCAAGCACGATTGTATATCAAAAAATCCTGTGCAAATGCATTGGTATCATATTGCAGTACAGGATCATGTTCGGCGTATCTAAACCAATCAGCTGCAATTAGTGCATGGCTCCAATAGTACACAGGTAAAAATCCATTTTGGAAATAAGTTTCAACTTCTTTACTATTTTTCTCTGAATGCACTAGCAAAACATAATCATATAAATTGGCAGCAGTTGTTAACCACAATATTCCCCTAAGGTGTAATGAGATTGCCATATTTTTCCATTGAGACATAGCATACCTAGGATCTATTGCATATTTGTTTACCGATTGTTCCCAGGAGTTAACAAAATTATCTGAAGACCACAAATTAAAATTCAATGGCTCTTGATCATGAAAAATTACAATTGGAGTAGTCATTCTTTTGTCCCAATCCATGATTGGAACTAACAATAATAGATCCTCAAGTTTTTTTGAGCCATGAGGCCAAAAGCGATAAATTGTTATATCATGGTCGACAACACTATGCAAAAAGTTGTATAATCTATCTAAAGGAACTGACATATATGAAGAATATTGGATTTATTGGAATTGGAAAATTAGGCCTGGAATGTGCAGAAGTATTTGCTGAGCAGCACACAGTAAGGGGGTATGATATTTACCCGCGAACCAGTGACTCAGTAAAAGTTTGTGATATCGACGAGCTTGTGAATCAAAGTGAGTGGATCTTTATTGCTGTGCCAACTCCGCACCAGGAAGGTTACGATGGATCTGTTCCGAGCAGCCACATGGAGCCCAAGGACTTTGGCCACGATGCTGTGATTGACGCTATCAAGAATGTGAACAAATATGCAACATCGCCAAAAAAAGTTGTGTTGATCAGCACAGTACTGCCCGGAACCACACGCCGCAAGTTTTTTCCGTTACTGGATCCACAACATCAGTTCCTGTACAACCCGTATCTGATTGCTATGGGGTCGGTCAAATGGGACATGGTCAACCCAGAAATGGTCATGATTGGCACAGATGATGGCAACCCCAATGCTCTAGCAGGCGAACTGATTGATCTGTACAAGACTATTATGGCAAACAACCCACGCTACGAGATTGGCACCTGGGACGAATGTGAAGCAATGAAAATTTTCTACAACACATTTATCAGTGCCAAAGTGGGCCTGGTCAACATGATACAGGACTTTGCTCTGCGAATTGGACATATCAATGTGGATGTGGTCACAGACGCCTTGGCACGAAGTACCATGCGTATCATGGGACCTAAATACATGACAGCGGGCATGGGCGATGCAGGCGCTTGCCACCCAAGAGACAACATTGCTCTGCGTTGGTTGGCCAAAGAATATGACATTGGCTACGACTTGTTTGATACTGTGATGCATGCTAGAGAAATTCAAGCAAAAAATCTAGCAATGTTCTTGCTGGACCAAAGTGCAACTCACAACAACTTACCCGTGGTAATACACGGCAAAGCATACAAGCCAGACGTTCCGTATTGCATCGGCAGTTACAGTACCTTGGTTGGTTTTTATCTAGAACAAGCAGGACACCAAGTGGTCTATGTTGATCCGTTGGCAGATGATCCAGCCAATGTGGTTGACAGTGTGGATTATCCTGCGGTGTTTCTTTGGGCACACAATCGCAAAATCACTTATGAATACACTGGCGACCAATTGGACACACAACCCTACTGTGCTATCAAGCCGGGCAGCATCATAGTTGACCCTTGGCGCAAACTGACTTCAACACCGGAACTTCAAGTTGTTCATTATGGCAACACAAGACCTGCTTAAATATCATCTCCCGGTGTTCTGGGATGATGAATTCAAACGTCTAGACTACATTCGAGAACCTTTTAATGATCCTGTTAGTGTGGCTCGATGGGTTGGCCAAGGCTACCAGAGCAAATTCACAGGTGACTTGTGCGACATGCGCCACCGCTTGCCTGCCTGGAGCCAAACGTTCATAAACATATACACCGAGATGGGCTGGAAGGATATTGGTCTGTCATTTTATCGCATGACCACTGGCACAGTGCTGCCAGTGCATGGTGATCTGTATCGAAGATATATCGAACTGTTTGAATTAACAGGTCAAGAGACCTGTATCCGTCGTGCGCTGGTGTTGCTGGAAGATTGGAAATCTGGCCACTACCTAGAAGCTGACAACAAACCCGTTGTAGACTGGAAAGCCGGACAAGTGGTTGAGTGGCAATATGATACTCCGCATGCTGCTGCCAACCTGGGGCTGGAAGATAGATACACCTTGCAAATCACAGGACACGTTTGATGATAAGTTCATTCAATGAATGGGACACTCTGCGCAGCATTGTGGTAGGTGATGCAACTCATGCCAATTGGCCCGTACTAGATCCTGTATTCAGAGCCGAAGCTGAACATACTCTCTGGAAAGAAACACCGTTGCCCGCTGGTCCTGTGCCGCAATGGATCATAGACGAAGCCAATCAGGATCTGCAGACGCTGGCAGACACACTCACAGCACATGGTGTCAAAGTAGTGCGCCCAACACCTATCAACTTTCAAGTTCACGATGGCATGTACAACTATTGCCCACGTGATAGACTAATTGTGCATGGATCAACCATAATCAATCCGGCCATGATGTATCCCTGCAGAGACATGGAACTACAGTGCTATCATGACATTGTGGATCAAGCTGACCACTATCACTTTATGCCTCGCAACGAAGGCATGGTGCTGGATGCTGCCAACGTGCTGAGACTGGGTCCAGATCGGATGTTGTTCTTGGAATCAGCATCAGGCAATCGAGCAGCATATGATTGGTTGTGTCGAATCTTGCCTGACGTGGATATTGAACTGTGCAACTTCTATGCTGGTGTGCATATTGATTCAACCATTGTG